CTTTCTGCCAGAACCATTACTGGTCCTTTGGATATAAATTATGAGATTTGGGACTCCTAGAATCCGTTGATTCTTTGAGATGCCGCCGGGCTTGCCAAAGAAATATAAAATATCATTTATGATATTTTGTATAATTAAATTACGAAGAATTCAAATCAATCAAGAAAACATGCTGTTCACACTACCCGTATTTATATAGGCTCTGTGAACACTTTAAAAATGACATGAAATAAATTAGTTTTAATTATAATACTACACACAACTTTATTAGTAGTAGGACAGTTTAGATGAAAAATATTTTGTGCGTTTATTCCCTTTGAAAAGGAAGAGATGCGTTCTCCTGAACGAAGAAAAATTCTAAAACTCGGTTCTGACCGGGGTCAAAATGACGTGTAGAAGATTTATTTCTGGCGGTATCCTTTGTGTTAAGTGTGTACGCCGCACATAGTGAGATTATCCCCGATCACTATGGTCCCCAAGGAAATATTTACAAAGCAATAAACTTTGATGTTAAAATAATGAAATTAAAGCAAGGTTTAATTATAGAAACAATTCTTTAGTACCTAGACGAATCTTGTATTTCATAGGCATGGAGCAGTAGTGCATTGTATGGTAACATGCGTGTATTACCGTGTCGGCTCTTCGAGAGCTTCTAGGATTAGCGGGCTTAGATGTGAAATGTTATTTTGAAATACAAGAGGATCCTGTGGGAACTTTTTGAGGGTCTATAAGGTAGACGACGGACTTTTAAGTTCAAATACAGTCTTAGCTGGTCTAAAATTTCGCATGCGTGTAACCCCACGGATAGCGGATTCATACCTGGATGTGAATTAAGTAAATCTAAAGGTATGGCTGTACTCTGGCTAACTTGGTGAAGGGCTCAAGAAGATGTCCTAAAAATTCCTTATATCGCAGACAACACTAAGAATTAACTCAAGCTATTTAAAAACTTTGAAAAATTCTTACACATATTATTCCAAATAAAATATTACAATTATTAAAAATGGCATTGACATTTGATCAACAATTAAATATCCTTTCAAAAGGATTTGAGACAGTAGTGCACGAATGTAATCTTACAAAGATTATTCATTATCATTTTGTTGGAGCTCCATTTAGAGGGTTGGTTTCACATGATATTCAAAAGAAACGTGATGACGAAAAAATTCAGAAGAATGTAGCAAAACATCCAAAAGCAAATAAGATTCCATTGAAGGTTTCTTACAATGATGACGAAGGTTGGAAAATGGTTTATGAGCTTGCAGAATTATCTATTGCAGAAACGTATGTGGTCGAAGAAATAATAAAAAAACAGCGTATTTTCTTGACATCAAGAGTAATTACACAGG